TCTATTTTTATTTTCTTAGTATATATTACCAAACTATGCCTAGAAACTTCAAACGTAACAAACGTAGAGTCCCTCGTAAGAGGGGCGGAAACCGTAACAAACGTGGCTACAGACCACAGTTCAACCTCCATACTCTTCAGATATCAAACGTAAGACCCTCAGTAATGAGAATCCCAATTCAAGTAAAATACCAATTCCACTGCACCTCAGCAGTAGCAACCGAAGGTTATGCTACTAACCTCTATCTTAAAATGAGTAATCCAAATCAAATCTATTCAACCTTAGGGGGCAACTGGGCAGTTCTAGCAGATACTACAGCAGGAACAAATGTCCCCCCAGAAATGATAACATTAGCACAATCATACTCACACGGACACGTCTTAGGATCAAAATGCGAATATTCGCTAAAATTCGTCCAGAAACGAACACCTAAAGACGTTAGTGTAACGCCAAACAATAACCCAAACCAGCAGGTTCAGGGTGTCTATTCAGGTATCGCACGTGATAACACGCACGTAACTGTAAATTCTCAACCAAATCAATTAATAACTAACCATAACTTCAGGGAACAACGAGTCCTATGCGGTGCTAATTACGGCACCGACACTACTCAGGGCTCAGCAGGATACTTCACTCCAGCACCAGTAAAAAGAATAAACGGTAAAATGACATATTCACCAAAAAGACTCCTTGGTATCAAGGACGTCACGGATAACGATTCACTTAAAATCTCCCTTCCGGGTACAACAGATCCATCTGAAAACACTTGGGCTTGTATCAACGTACAGCAAGCTTGTGACAAAAACACTTTAGGTTCCAATTCAACATTCAACGTAGACCACCATAACGATTTCTACATAGACGTAAAAATGACATACCTCTTACAGGTAAGCGAACCAGCGGTAGGCCAAGGCGAGAACCTCGCAGGCACCAACGCATATACTATGGGAGCACGAAGAGCCGTAGCCAACGACGGAGGCACTTTTGTCTAAAACCTTAGGTTCATAACAATCATAACAAAACTCTTTATTTTCATAATATTTCATAAGGAATTCCTTATGATTTTCTATACCCCCTAATCTCAACAAGGCCGACAGCGAAGCGAGGAGGGTCGGCCAGCCGAAGGCTGAGTTGAGTAGGGGACTAACATTGAAGCGGAGCGCCGCGAGCATTCAATCCCTATATTCCGTAAGTTGTTTACATCTAGTAAACAACAATACTTACTTACTAAAATTATTTTCTTTCTATATATTACCAAACAAATGAATACCAAAACTATAGCCTGCTTCTTCACTTTACCAGAAACAGAATACGACACATTAGAAGAAATACTACTCACATACGACATAGGACATTATCTTATAGGGTTTGAGAAAACCCCAGATAAGACACAGAAAGAACACTTTCACTTTCTCTTTCAAGGAACAGATCAAATTTACAATGCATTCTCTAAAAAAATAGTAGAAAAATACGAACTACGAGGCAAAGGCCGAGGTAACAAGAAATACGGACGAGTTAAAAATATACGAGACGTAGAGAAAATGTGCTCCTACACAGTCAAGGAGGGAAATTACAGGGGTAACTTTCCAGAAGAGGATATCCAGAAATGGTATGACGAATCATTTTCCAAATCAGAAAAACACGAAACAAGAGATTTAATCCTCCAACAATTAGCAAATCATAGGTATCAAACAATAAACAACTTAAGAGCAAAAGCAATTCAATTATCAGCACAAATAGCACACAATTATAGACCAACACGGTCAGGTATAGATGGACTAGTACTAGAACATTATAGCAGGACAGGGCAACACAAACGATGCTTTGAACTTCTTTATCCTAGAGAAGACACTCCAGACTATTACATATACGAAAACTTTCACGAAATACCAGAAACCCAAATGGAGAAAAACAATAAACTTCCTCCTTGGATGAAACCAGACCCAGAAATAAAAGACCTTTAATCTATTTTTATTTTCTTAGTATATATTACCAAACTATGCCTAGAAACTTCAAACGTAACAAACGTAGAGTCCCTCGTAAGAGGGGCGGAAACCGTAACA